ATTTTGATAATTGGATTACAAGACAATATAATAATGAAATTGATATTATTAAGGAAATTTCTAAGGAATATAATATTAACTTAACAGAAGCAACAAAATATATTCAACCTTTACCTATTGAGCCTCTCGTTGAAGGAAAGTCAATTCCTATTATTGTTAAAGAACTTAGAAATATGAGAAGAAAATTAAAGGGAGATAATAGAGATAAACTGTCTAAAGGTATTGACCATTTAATTACAGCATATGAAGAGTATCTACAAAAATCTTTAGACACAGTTTATTGGTTAAAACCATATCAATTAGGATTTAAAAAGATGGGTCATAATCCTTCTCAAATTCATAAATTGTATAATATAAAAGACGGAGAAACTCGAAGTAAAATTATTGAATTATGTTGTAAGATGTGGGAAAACGATTTAGAGAAGAAATCTCTTAACTATGGAACAGATTATTCTAATAAACATAATAATTTTATTATTGCTAAGAAAGAGTTAAGAAAACTTCTAAAAAATATTCCTCATCAATCTATTAGAAAGTCTAAAAAGGAACAAATTGAAAGTAGTGTTTTTCAAATTATTTCTAATAATCAGGGATTATCTTCAAGCGAAGTTCATTCAAGATTAACACCAAGTCATTCTAAAATTTCAACTCCTCAGTCTATATCTAAGGTATTGAAAAAGATGAAGGCTACAAAGGTAGACAATGAATACTACTTAGTAAATAATTTGATTAAGAAAGACCTTTATTCTTATGTTGCAGGTTTTATTGATTCAGATGGTTTTATTACTATGGATTCAACATTATCACCAAGAATCGGTATGATTGCTACGGGTAATAGAGGTAGGGCCTTCTTTGAAGAATTAGAAAAGGAACTCAAGTGTGGTCGTTTGCACCTTGACCAAAAGGTAGGACAGAATAATAGAAGTCAGCATAGGCTAAACTTTTACAAGCAAGATGATATTTTACATGTTCTTGAAAAATGCCTACCACATCTTAGAATGAAACATTCGCAGGGTAAATTAATTCAAGAGGCTATCAGAATTAAGAAAAATTATAAGAAGGCAGAATGGGCTAAACCAAGACTTAATGAAATTTTTAAATTAATTAAATATGAAAATTGGAAGGACTCGGTTAAACAGGGAGCAAAGGAGTTTGAAAAATATGGTATTGACCCTGAGGTAGTAGTTAAATACCATGATAATTCTAAAATGCAACTAATGGATAGTCTTGATAGTGGGGTGGAATGATGGGTCTTAGAGATTATCTTTCTGGATTTGTTAAGCGTAGGACACCTACCCCAAATCAGAAAGAAGTGTATAATTTAGGCATTCAGGAAAAGCGACACATTCAGCATATAATGGGGCCAGTATTATACGATGTTGCTAATCAATCTACTATCGTTAGAACCTGTATTACTCAATTGAAAACAGAAATTTTTAGAAGAGGATTTGAATGGAAAAAAGCATTCTATAAGATTTGTAGTAAGTGTGGAACCAAGCACGAAAAGGAAACTGATACTTGTAGAAATTGCGGTTCGGCAGAATTAAGACTCCCTTCACAAGACCAAATGACATATGCAGAAAAATTCTTTGAAGGATATATCAACAGGTCGGAACAAAAGTTAATTGATGTTCTTAAGGAAATTGAAACCGATTTAAATATTGCCGATGATGCTTATTTGATTTTAGTTAAGGAATACTACCTCGATGAAAAGGGTAAGGTTGTCTTACATAAAATTAAAGAAATGTATAGGGGCGACCCACTAACAATTTACATTGACATTGATGAGGAAGGCGATAGAGGTGAAGCACATTATACCTGTATTACTCATCGTGATATTTATGAGACAGACTCATTAGCAAGATGTCCTCATTGTAATTCCTCTCTTGAACCTGTTCATTATATCAATAGAGTTCACGGAAAGAATCAATATTTCGTTAAGGATGAAGTTATCCATCTGAGTAAGTATAACCCCTCAAGACTTTATGGGTTCTCACCGGTTCTAACACTATGGAGTCATATTACTACACTTATTGCTATGGAAAATTATGTCAATACATCATATACAAAAGCAAGAGCACCAAGAGGTATTCTTGCTGTTCAAACTAACAACATGGAATCTTTAGTTAAGTATTGGAAAGGCGTTAAAGAAAAGTTAGAGAAAGACCCGCACTATATTCCTATCATGGGTATTGAAACAGAAGGCGGTTCAAGAGGTTCTATTGAATGGGTTCAGTTTATGAACACATTAAAGGAAATGGATTATATCAATGTTAAGGATGATTTAAGAGACAGAATTGGTGCTTTTTATGGTGTTAGTAAAATCTTCCAAGGAGATACCGCTACATCGGGTGGCCTTAATAACGAAGGTATGCAGATTTTAGTTACTAATCGTTCTGTTGAATTAGCGCAGAATGTATATAATCAATATTTATTCCCATTTTTACTTAGACAATTTGGTATTACAGATTGGACTTTGACGCTATTGCGTTCAGAAGAAGAGGACAATGTAGCCGAATTAAGAAGAAGAGAAATTGAAATTAATATTGCGGCTCAAATTAAAAATCTTGGGTTTGAAGTTGATATGGATGAGGATGGAAATTTCATCTATTCAAAGCCTATACCGAAAGACGAGGAGCCTAAACAAGTTGTAGGTGGAGACAAAGTTGAAACTGACCCCTATGCGGGAACAAATATTGATGCTTCACAATTAGGACAAATGCAAGAACAAGCACTTCAAGGTGGTGGGCCTAAACCACAGGAGAATCCACCAGCAACAAGAAATAAACCATCAATGAGCGTTGGCCCTCCTAATAGAAATATGGGATTGCCAAAAGAAGCAGCAAATAATAATGTAGATAGAAGAACAGAAAGAAGAGTTGGTTAAAAATGAACTGGGAAAAGGTAATAAAAGAAATTAGAAGAAAACCTCCTACTAAAGTAGCGGGTGGCGAAATGACAAACAGAGAATTGGATGAAGCCATGACAGAAGAAGATAGTCAATTGGTTGCTGATACGAGAAGAGATACGTTAGAAGCAATTTACAAAATCTTAAAAGATATGGGTGAAACTGAACTTGTTGAAATTTTAGAAGAAAGACTAAAGGGGATGAGATAAATGAATAACGATATCATTAATAGAAAATTAAACGCAGCAAAGGAGCAGATTGAACGCCTATCAAAGAAAGTCAATCAAGCACCTAAAGAACCAAAGCAGACTGTAAATACAATTCCTGCTGGTGTTCAAGAACATCCACCTGTAAATAAGGGAATTAACGAACAGGCGATTCCGGGTTTTATTACAGGCGGTCGTAAATTCGATAAGAAAATGAAGGAAGTCTGAATATGTCTTGGTTGGATATTCTTAAATCTAATTTAACTGAAAATCAGTTAAAGGAATTATTTAACAAGAATACCCGTGAAATTAAGATAATGAAAGAAATTCATAAAAAATTAGAGGAAAGAAGTATTACCTTTTCTTTTAGTGGGCCCGGTAAAGGCCCTTATTTATTTATATCAGACTTACCTAAAAAGTTTCTTGATAAATTTACTAAATCTTTAAAGCCTTTTGAAAATCGTATAAAAAACGATAAGGAAAAAAGTAAATTCGAAGGATTAAGCAGAAAGCAACAACTAAATGTTCTTCTTAGTTATGTTCAAAAGCCTATTAAAGAATTAGGAAAGTATATTGAAAGAGAAGACTTAGAAAAGTTTCATCTAAAATCTCTAATTAATTCTGATTATAAAGGTGAAAATAAAGAAGAAATTTTACAGGAATTAGAAGATGTTTTTTCTGAAACAGGTAAATTCTTTACAGAAGAAGCAATTGCACAGAAGGATAAGGAGAGAGAAGAGGCTACGGGATTAAGTGAAAAACTTAAGAGAAAGGAAAGAAATAAAAGAAGAGAGGGTAGGAAGGTTAGCACTTCATCATCCCGCATAGATTCCTTTGAAGAAACTTATCCCGAAAGCGCACAGATGTTTCGTGAATGGCTTAAAACTCAAAAAGAAACAACTGTATTAAATGAATTACTAAGTTTAGTAGGAAGTCCTTCTGCTGGAGATATTAAGACTGTGGGTAGATTAAAGAAATTTATTTCAGAAAAGAATTTATCTGAAGAAAATAAAAGAGACTTAACCGCTATTGCTAATAAAATGAATTCTGAACTTACTGCAAAGCCAACGAGTAATGCATCTATTTCCCCTAATGCTATTGAAATAACTGCTAAAGGTCTTAGAGTAGGACAGGCAAGCAAATTAGGTAAAACTGTATTAAATATTACATACGGTGATGATAGAACACAAAAATTTGAAAGAAGGCAGAAAGACTTTTTATCAAGATTTGAAAAATTAGATTTAACTAATGAAGCATGGTATAACAATACAAGAACACGAGAAATTTATGAATATTGGGTTGAAAAAACATCTTTTAAAGGTTCATCAAAAAAGTTTGTGGAACTAAGTGAAAAGGATAAAATAAAATATATTAACGAAATTAGAGAAAATATTCCTGATTATCCTACCGACCCAAATGCTAGTGCTACTCTTTATTCAAGAGTCTTTAAAGATAAAAGTGGATATATCATGGATGATAGTAGAAAGGAAGAAGATTTTGCTTATTTCGCACAAGGTATTAGAGATGGTCTTACAGGAGGTCAATCTTCAAGAAAGGCCTTTGACTTTAATACACTTAGAAGATTCAATCAGATTACTTTACCTGCAATTATTAATGCAGTTAAAAAGGGTGTTTTTATTACAACAGATAGAGAGGGCAATCAAAAAATTGAAACAAGATTAGGCCCTGTCATTTCAAGGGAAATGAATAAACTTGATAAAACTTCTGAAGGTAAGAGAGAAATTATTTCTGTTCTTTATGATGTTGTTAAAGGTAAGAGTTTATCAAAAAAATATCAAGGTTCGGATAAAGAAGTTCTTGGAAAAATTGAATCAAATATTAGAGACCAAGTTAAGGAAAAGGTTCCTAATGAAAGTGGAAGGTCTATTATGTATTTCTTAGTAAAAACATTTTTACAAATATACAAAAAAGAAGGTATTCTAAGTGGTCTTCTAAATAACGATGATTTAATTAATATTGAATATTTAACTACATCTGAAGTGCCAAAGAAGATGGGAGAAAACATTCAAACTATTCCTAAGGAAGAAGTAAAGAAATCTCTTGACAACCTATTAGTGGTTCTCGGTGAAGAGGATGAGATTATTATCAAGGAAGATGTTGGGCTTATCCTTGAGTCTCTTGACAAGAAACAGAAGAAAAAGGTTAAGGCAATTTTAAATATCGCAGACCCAACAGAATACTTTGGACACGATTTCCTCAAGTTATCCGAACTGATTCGTTTATTGAAAACATTAGGCGTAGTAAAAGGCGACAAAAAGTTGAATAAAAAAATTATCAGATATGATGATGAGAACGTGAAGGTAGTAAAGTTGGCCGCAAGATTAAGAAAAGATTACGAAAGACTTTACAATGATTTGAGAGAAATGGTATACCCTAAAAGTGGTGAATAAAATGGATGAACAATTAATAATGTTATTAAAAGAATTAGTAGAGAGAGTCAAGAACATAGAAACAACCGTCTTTGATGATGACAATGTTTTAATGAAATCAGGACTTGTAAAAGTTGAGAGTGCAAGACCATCAATTCAAAAGGCCGGAAGAGTCCCAGATGCTGAGACAATAGCAAAGATGGACTGGGCCGACATTGATGAAATGGTTGTAAGATTGGCAGGTGAATAAAATGGATTACAATAGTAAAAATGAATTAACGATGGACTTTACAGATGATGCTCGTGGTGAAGATAAAATTACAGCAGTATTGACACAATTGGTTGAGATTGGTAATTTACTTTCTAATCATCTTGGTAGTAATATTGACCCAAGTGATAAGAAAATTACCGGTAAGGCAAAAAGCCCCACAAAGGTTGATGTTGGAAGAATGGCGCAGAAACCACTAACGGAAACTCAAGCAAAAACAGCAGGGGCCGTCTATAAAAACAGACAAATGCCTACAAAAGATTATACAGGTATGAGCATTTCTAAGGATGACATTGATTCTGCTGTTGATGAAAACATGAAAGAATTTCTAAGAAGAAATCCCGGTCAAAAGAAAAGAGATAGAAATAATACGGATGATGAAGAAAAGGTTCTCATTTCTTTAGCAAGGTTTGGTGATAGTGAAGAAAAATTAAATCCCGCTATGACGGCACTATCTGTATTAGGTAATGATGAAAAGATGGCTAAGGCTAATCCTCTAACAACTTCAGAAGGCAAGGTTCTATTAACTGCCCTTAATGATGCGGCAAATAAACTACGAGCATTTTTATCTACAACAAAAATTGATGCAAGAAGAGCACAAATGCCACAAGATATGCGTTGAGGTGGTTAATTGCCACCAGAAACGGGTAGGATTGACCCTTTATCAAGGTCATTAAGAGATTTATACGATAAGGTAAGAGTTTCTTATCTTAGTGCAAGAGAAAGACCAAAGGACTACAAAGATGAGTGGTCTAACACTATCGAAGAAATTCGTGATAAATGGGATAGCCCTAACCCAATTGGTGATTTGTTAAGGGATGAATTATCGGAATCTTTAGTTTATAGTGAAGAGGCTAAAAATCCTCAAGGTGCTAAAGCAAAAAGAATTTATCAAAATTTAAAAGAGGTTCAAGAACAGACTTCATTTAATAAAGACCCCTTTAGAAAGAAATTTGGTGATAAATTACCAAAGTTATTATTAGAAGATACTCAAGTTTATGCCATGTTTTTACATTGGGCTTATAGAGCAGGTAGGGGAGCACTTGATGGATGGGGTGATGTTGGAGATAGAGAAGATGATTTTACAGAAGGTTTTGTAGGATTAGACTTAACCGATGGAGAATTATTTAGATGGCTTGAAAAAAACTACGATGCTGATGTTAAGCGTTTGAAGAGAAAAATGCAACCTGCAAGAGAAATGCTATACGAAGTTTATACCAAAGAAAATAGTGCTTCTTCTTGGCAAGAATTAACAGATACTAAGAGAATCCTAAAGGCATTTGAAAGGGTAATTAACATTAATAATATTGAATGGTTATCTAATGGACCTGACGACCCAAGTTCACTTATTGTTAGTTATAGTGATTTAAAAATTGACGGTGGAGAAGAACAAAGTATCATTACCGAAAAAATTGAGGACTTCTTAATTGCTGAATATGGAGATAGAATTTGGAATTTTAATTATACTATTGAAGGTATTGATAAAGATTTTTCACTAAAAAATGCTATGCTTAAAGAGGATAAAGAGTTAAATGAATTTATTATTCCCAACAAACCCATGTATCGTATCTTTGAAATTGACGACATGAAAGAAATTAAAGGCTTTTCTGGCGAATACATAGTGCAAGAAAAGTATGATGGTATGAGAATACAAATTCATAAAAATAAAGAAATTAAAGTATTTTCATTTAATAAAAATGACATTACGAGAAAGTTTGATAAGCAAGTAGAAATTATGAGAGATGAAGATTTCCCTGAATGTATTTTAGATGCCGAAGTTGTTCTATATGAAAATGAAGAACCACTACACCGAGCAGATACAATTTCATATATCAATTCAAAAAAGGATGATTCTGCCTTTGAACTAAGGGTTCATGTCTTTGATATTATTCGTTTGAATGGTGAACATATTTGGAAGAATAAATTAGAAGAAAGATTACAATCTCTTATGGGTAATTTTAATAAAGTTTCTCATAGACAAATGCAGTTTCCTACAAAATCTAACACAAGAGTTGCAGACTCCTTAGAAGAAATCGAAGAGTATGCTTTAGAAATTATGAAAAATCCTACATCCGAAGGTGTAATTATTAAGGATGCTAAATCATCATACATCGTAGGAAAGAGAAAGAATCCAAAGTGGGTTAAGTGGAAGAAATTTGTTGATTTAGATTTAATTATTTTAGATGTTAGAAAGAACAAAAATGGAACATTTAGTTATACATTAGGTGCTGGGCCCCTCAGTAATGAAGAATACAAACCAATAGTTAGATATGAAAATAAAGATTATCTAAATGTAGGTAAGGCTCTAAATACAAAAATTACTTCAGAGAAGGGTAATATTATCCGTGTTAAGGTTGATGAAGTTAAAAGAACTAAAACTGGATTCTCAATTTATAGTGCTAAGGTGATTGAAAAACCAGAAGTTAGCGAGCCGGAAAAAATTATTACTTTAGAATTTTTATCTAAGGATAATAAAAAATCTGCATCAGATTATTCTATCGAGGCACTTAAAAAATCATATTCAATTACTGATAATATACATGGTGTAGTAGATTTAAATGCATCATATACTAATGATGGATTTGTATTATCAGGATTTTTACAAGATAATCTAATGTCAAAAAATGCCATGATTGATATTGATTTGTGGAAACAAGAACTTGCTGAAATCTATAAAAAGGATAGTGGTAGATTGATGAGTATCGTTGCGGAGATTGTCAATGAAGGTGAAATTTCAAAAGAAGAATTGATTAGTAGGGTCAAGAAAAGAGCACCTGAAATCATAAAAAGAATTTTTTCTGATGGAGATTCGGACAAAGGCATACTCAAATATATTAAGGAAAGAGGAGAAGCCTTTGGTGTTTTATATAATAAAGATAGACAAAAATTCTATCACGATGATAAAACATTAGTCAAAGACCCTGAAGTAATAGGTAAAATGGAAAACAATTCCTACGAAATCTGGAGAAGAGAAGATGGTGATTTAAATTTTATTTATCAAATTAAAGATAAAACATTTTCTTGGAGAATTGAGCAAGATAAAATTGAAGATATCTATGAATTATTTGGTAAGGCTGAAAAGTATCTTGCAGAATACACTAAAGATGTTGATAAAACAAAAAAGGTTGACGAAGGTGAAATTAAAGTTGGTTCTCAAAGAGATGGGTATCACGAATATTTCTTAGAAGGGAAAATGTATTCCGGTAAAATTCATTTCCGTGTTGTAAAAATTATGGATGAAGATAAATGGATTGTATTTACAGGCTACAAAGAAGAGCCAACCGATAAGGATAGCGACGAAGGATTGTGGGATATTACCGAAGATAAATATATAAATATTACATTTTCTGAAAAATAACCCTATTCCTTTATATAATAGTTAAACAGATGTATAACCATGACTCTTAAGGTAAGGCCTATCCGATTAGGCAATACTCCTTCCTCCGGTTCGGAATTAGTTATTCTAAAAGGAACTGGAAAAGATATGGTCATTGCTGGCTATGCATCCGTTGATGTTGTAGATAAGCAAAACGATTTAATTACATTAGAAGCCCTACAAGAGGCTTCTGACAAATTTATGAAAAGTGATTATAAGAATGTTATGATTACTCATTCAAATGTGCAAGTGGGAGAAGTTATTGACACTTTCACAGATACAAAAGGCAATGTCCTTAAAACGGGCGTTGATGATACAGGATTCTTTGTGGTTATCAAAATGAGGAACGACATTGAGAAAGCGAAGGAGGTTAGCCGTGATATTAGGCGAGGCAAACTTCGTTCTTTCAGCATTGGTGGACAGGCTATTAACAAGCATAATGTTCACGACCCCGATATTGGAACATACAAAGAAATAGATAAACTAGAACTCCACGAAATCACTATTTGTGAAGAAGGAATTAACCCTGAAGCCAAATTTGAGATTGTGAAAGAAAACAAAAAAGGAAGTGAAAATATGACCGACGAAATTAGTAAGGCTTTGGCCGAATTTGAAGACATTGTGAATCAACTCCGAAATCAAACGATTTTGAAAGATGATGCAGATGACGAAAAGATGGAAGAAGATGAAGAAATGATGGGCACTATGAAAGACGATGAAGAAGATATGTCTTACAAAGCCGAAGATGAAGAAATGATGGACGATGAAGAAAACATGGCTGAGGACAAAGAAAGCAAGGCTATGGATTCTATCGTTTATGGACACAATGCAACTGGACAAAAAATGGGAGAATCTAATCTTACGGGTCGCTATGATTCGGAGTTTAGCCAATTCCTTGCACGAAAGTCCGAGCAAATTCAATCCCTTGACCTTTCCGATGAAAATATCGCTAAGGCTTATGCTCAATTCAAGGCCGAGAAGGAAGAAGAGAGAGCATACGATGTTATCAAGGAACAATTTGAGGCTCGTTATCAGACTGAATTAGCAAGTGAGGCAAACGCTATTGCAAAGGAAAACTATGATGCACACTCCGAAGTGGCTGCATTAAAGAACGAATTTGCAGAATTGCGAAAGTCTCTTAACACCCATAAGGAAGTTATTGCAAAGCAATCTGTCCCAACCACGCAACCAGCATTGAGTGAAGATGTCATCGCTAAGATGAGCAGTATTCACGAAATGTCTTGGGATGAAATTAACGAAATGGTTCGTGAACTACAATAAATAAAGGAAGTGAAAAAATGTCAGGATTAAATCAAATTAGAACAATTCAAGATTTGGAAGCCGCTACATACGGCAACCTTGGAAGCAACAATCTTATGAAAGCATATGGAATTGGCGCAGGTGTGAATCAAGGAATCCATTCGGATTCTAACGCTGGTGCATTCTCAACCAATGCTCTTTATAACTTAGTGTATGGACAAAAAGTATGGTCTATGCTAAACCGTGAAATTAACGCATTTGCTATGCTACCTAAGAAGCCTTGGTCTTCTTCAGGTTGGCGAGTTCTTATTGAGCGAGCAATTGGTGGAACTGGTGATGTTCTTTCTATTACTGGTGGAACTGGTCAAGGTTCAATTACGCTGAACGACATTGGTGGTGTTGCTGAAAATGCCGCTTTTACTACCTCAGTTACTGATGAACTTTCGCCTATCGCTCCAAAGTATGATACGCTATACTGTTCGCCTAAGACTATTGCACATCAGTTTGAATTGAGTGAATTGGCTGCTGCTATGGCTCAAATTGATGACGGTATTGGCGACCTAATGGCCGCTTACCGTGAAGAAGTTGGTGTTACTCACGCAGAAATGATGAATCTAATGCTTCTTACGCCTATGGAATCCCTTTCAGATGGAAGTGGAGCCAATGTTGGTGCCGCTAACCTAAATTCCCTCTACAAAATTGTTACAAACAAGGCTGAATTGGAAAACGCAGATGGTGGAAACCTCTATGCAGGTGCTATTCCTACCGGACTAAAAACTCTTTATGGTAAGGATAGAACCGCCTCCGCTAACTCTTGGTTGGATGCTTATACCGACCACGGTGATTATTCGGGAAGCCGACGACCTCTAACTTTGAATATGCTTAACACGGCTCTCCGTGAATTGCAAATTCGTGGTGCAAGTCCAAAGGTTATTCTAACAGGATATGACACTATTCAGGCTCTCGGAGAATTGCTACAATCTCAAGAGCGATACATGGGCAGAACCGAGGTTCTTCCTACTGTGAATGGAATTAAGGGTGTCAAGGGACGAGAAATTGGTTTCAAGGTTGCTACTTATCACGATATTCCTATTATCCCATGTAAGGAAATGGGTTCAACGGGAAGTGGCTCAGGTCTTTCGGATATCTTTATTCTTGATACCGACCACCTTCATTTCGCTACGCTTAAGCCTACTGAATACTTTGAAGGCGGTATTGATTCCGGCGACCCATTCGGCGTTGGAAAACTTGGAAACCGTGGTCTATACAGAACCATTGGTGAAGTTATCTGCACTTGGACAAAGGCACAGGGTAAGATTACCAACCTCTCCTGAGGTTGATTGGTGAATTATAGAGGTGAATAAAATGACAAATACTGTTACTTTAATTGCAGACCACTTGGGTTCTACAAGACCTCGTGTTCAGGGAACCGAATATGTTGTTGATGCTGTTGTTAATATTACTGACTTCGACCAAGCAACAACTACTACAGGAAATTTTGACCATAACCTGAATACCTTTTTGAGGACTTCGGGAACTGCTCTACCTACTAATTTAATTGTAGGGCAGAATGTGATTATTTCAAATGCTGCTACGGGTTCAAATGACGGAACGGTTACTTTTGTTTCTCTTGAGGCAAATAACCTAACTCTAAGTGCTGTTACTGCCAGTAATACTGCTGATGAAATCACTCTAACAATGGACCAAGAAGTTATTCCGTATTCTTCATTTGGTTTAACTAAGGTTTCTCAAGTTCAAATTTTAGGACAAGAGAACGACACACTTCTTTGGTGTGTTGAATTAGGAACCACCGGAGAAACGAGTATTGCAGACCATTTGGTTTTGAAGTGTAATACGGCTTCTTCCGGTGCTCTAGCAACTGGTGATGTTGGAACCATTCGTGTTCGTTTAGTCGGACAAATCGGCCTTTGAGGTGATTAAATGGTTCGTGTAAGATACACATTGGGTCAATGCCGTGTATACGGAAAGGAGTTTTACCAGAATGTTTGGTATGATGTTAATGAACAATTAGCATTTAAGGTTCGTGGTGGCTTAGGATGGGAAGAAGAAACGGAAGAGGCTGAAGCCGATGAATCCGTTGAAGAAGTCGTTGTTGAAACTGAGGTTGAAGAAACCGTAGTTGATGAAGTAATTGACTTATCTACCCTGAAAAAGGCTGAATTACAGGCTCTATGTGATGAAAGAGGTATTGATTATAAACCTCTTGACACAAAGGCTAAGTTAATTTCCCTATTAGAAGATTGAATTGAAGGAGAGGTTGTCGCTACTTTAATAAGTGGCGGCTTCCTCCCTTAATTTAAGAAAGGTGATAACATGGGTAGAATACAAAGTAAAAGAATAACCGACGACTCTAATATTGTTGAATTGTTGCCAGCCGCATTAAGTTCAAGAAGAGATAATCCCTGTGTTTTTGCAGGCATTATTGTTAATGCAATTGACGCAGATGCAACTATTGGTGATGGAACTGGGGACCAAATTATTTCTGTTTATTCAGACAATACAGGAACAGGGACAACTAATTTAGTCGCAAGATTTTCTTTAATTCTTTCCGCTACAAACCCTCACTTTATTCTAAAATTTGGTGATGATGGTATTCTTTGCAGTAGTGGTCTTAGAATTGAATGTGATAACTGGACTAATCTTGAGGCCTTTGTGTTGTATTGCTGAGGCGATATAAATGGAAACCGAAGTCGGACATTTCCGTGGGTTGGAGGCTAT